CCCTTGAAGCGACGTACCGCCGATCTTGGCCAGTGTTTCAGCATCCTTGGCGTTCTGCTCGCTCTGGATCACGGCGGCGGATGCACGGCGTTGCTTTTTCCTGTTGTTCTCTGTCGCGGCGAGATCAGTCAGGCACTCCTCTTTGACGCCTAGCATTGAAGCATAGAGCCGGACAACGGAGTCATAATTCACGTTTTCAAAGACAGGCGTTACAACCTGGCCGACGCCTCCAACAAAACTGACGAAACGGTCAAGTACGCCGAGCTCGCTGGCTTTCTGCGCGAGATGGACGGAAGAGATATACTCGATGTTCAAATCCGCAATCTCCTCGGCGATCTCCGGCGGGACCTCGATGAGACCGTTCTTGACTGCATAGAACGAAACGAGATTGATGAAAGGGTCAAGGAACTCATCGTCAATGCTTGATAGCACTGGCCCCAGCATGAGCAGGGACTCGCTTGTGCGCTGGTAAATTTCAGCGGCGGTCATGCGCGTGTCGGAGCCGGCCATTGTGATAGCCGCGAAAATATCGTTGTAGAACGTCCGCGAAATCTTGTCCTCAAGCCTGCGCTGGTTGAACTCGCAAACCTTGATCGCCTCGCCCGCATTGAGGTCAATCGCCCGGATGAACGATGACTCCCCTGCCGTGTTGCCGCTGATATTGATGCCGCCTCGGTCAAGGTTGATGCCCTTGTCTGCAAAGTCACTGCTGGCCTGCACGGGCGGTTCTGCGGCGTGGCTCGACATCTGGAGACCGTCATAGATGGTCGCGTCAAGCCCCTTCATCAAAGCGAGGGCTTCGTGTCCGCGTCCGATGCCGTAGACGTCGCCATGCTCACGATCCATGCGGGGCGCGATGATCGGATTGATTTTGTAGCCGGTAATGCGGATGATTCCCGAGTTGCCTTTCTTGTTGCTCGCGATCCAGTAGATCGAGCGGAACTGGAACTCGGGCGCGAGCCTCATTCCTTGCGTCATGGAGTCAGCTGGTGCCTCGCCGTACTTGTCGGGTTCGATGAGGTTGCAGACAAGCCAGCGGTGATCAGGCTTCTCAAGCATCTCGTCTTTGACTTCCTTAGGGAGGTCGTTTCCGAATTCCTGAAGCATCTTACGGCTGTTGTAGGAGAACCGGCGCACAAGGCGGTTGACCTTGCCACTCTTCCCATTACCCAGCGCGTAGGTTCCCATGCGAAGGCAGATCGGACGGATGCAGCGTTCGATGTTATCGGTGTCCTCGATCACCAGGAGGCAGCCAAAACCGAAAGCCATAAGGTGATTGTATAGCGTGTGAAATTCTTTGTAGGAGCCGCTCTTACGGAGGATCTCCGTGATCGTGTCCGTGCGGTCATCCATGTGCTTACGGATGTCCGATGACTCGTCAAGGTGGCGCTTGGATGTCGTGCCAATCCTGAACCACTGCCGGGATGGGCTGGTCAGGTTCGCGTGAAATCCCGCCGCCCCTCTGCGGAGGCACATGGTCGCGTGATTGTCGAGTCGGTTGGAGTCTGACTGCCCGGCTGACTCGTTGGAGTCAGAGGAAGAGTCAACGGACTCATTCAACCCCTTGACCGCCGGATAGTAGCAATGCTTCGCGATGTCGAGCAGGTGAGGACGCAACGCGCTGAACTCTTTTTCGAGCTCTTCACGCTGCTGGTCGCAATGCTTTCGGATTGCGCTATAATTCCTCGATACTGTCGCCATGGTTTAAGCTCCGAGCGTTGTTTTTTTCTGACCGCCCTGTTGCGAGTAGAAGTTCCGCAAGTAGGTTGACTGGATCCCCTGGGCGCGAGCCCGGTTTTCCTGCTGAGCTGAAACAGCCCCGTCACCCTCGCTGCTCTTAGCTTCAGCTGGTGGCGGATTGGCCGCGTACATTGAAGCCGCTGTCGTCGGTGAAGATTTTCCAAAGCTCATGTTTATTGCCTCTCGTACAGTTTTTCTGCTGATAGTTTCTTTTTAGCAAATTAAAAGAATTGAGCGCAAGGGCATTTTTAACATGAACGTGATTTCTTGCTACCTGTAGCAATTTGGCTATTTTTTGAAGGCACCCGAAACGAGACAATTTCAGTGACCTTGACGTGTTGAACGTGTCGGACAAGTCCGCAGGTCGCACAAAAGAGGCGCGTTTTATAGTCCCAGCAATTGGTTGTTTTCATCTTTGCGCCGCAACGGCACTGCTTCCAGAGTGAGCTCATCGTAGGAATCCTTTCTTGGTGTACGTTATTTTGTTCGTTGTTGTGTGTGTGACTTCATCCGGATTTTTCGGGAAGTACATATCCTGGCACTCGGGGTGCTTGATATTGGCGAGGCTGTCCAGCATGTCATCATGCGAGACAACGGGGTAGACATCGAATTCGTAATCAATGAAATCGAGCACGAGGTCGCGCGTCTCCCCTGTGATAGCTGTATAGAGAAGCCGTCTCGGGAACCATATCTGCGCGGACTCAAAGAGTGGGATGAGCCAGGCGATGCGGTCATGCTTGGAAACGCGCTGGCCGATGTCGCGGATCAGGAAGCGGTAATTATCGCGGTCCATGATCTCGCGAACGTGCGCCGTGTCACTCATAGCCCCTACCTGCTCCCAGTAGACGTGGATCGGTCGCCACTTGCGGTGCAAAACGAAGAGCGCGGCGGTGCGCTCGGACAAGTTCAGCCGGTCGCGTACAATGTCTAGGACGTAGTAGTTTCCATCCGCGCCGAGGCCGATGACCCAGATAGTCGTGTAGTCGTTCTGCTTGCGCTTGGCGTTGGCGCTGTCAATGATGATGTAGACGTTCAACCGTGCGCGATCGGGGACGCGGTCGTAATACTGGAGCCAATCGGTCTTGAACATCCGCACGCCTTCGCCCACGGGATTCTGTAGCATCTGGGCGGCGTAAATACGGATGCCCATGTCAATGCGCTTCTGCTTCAGCGTCTCCCGGGAGAGCAAAAGGGGATTGCCGTTTTCGTCTTCGCAAATCCTCCGGCGTTCGCGTACCGACTTGCGCTTCAGAATGTCGTTGTAGGTGTCAAGCGGGTGGTATCGCGTGCCAACCATCCACACGCGAGACCCGTCACCAATGCCGAGGTTGTCGGAGAGTTCCCATGCGGCGGTCGTTTTCTTGATCTGGTCGGGCGTGGAGACAGATTCGGGTGTCACGACGTCATCGTAGATCCGCAGCGCGAAATGCTTGGAGGTCGGCTGTGCGTCAACGAGTCCACCGGCGAACACGGTCGCCTCTTTCACGGTTGTCGTGCGCTTGACCCATAACCCATTCTTGACGCTCCACTGCTCGTTAGGTGGCTTAGCCCAGAGGATATCCGGAAAGAGATTGACCAGCACGGGCATTTCAAGGCCAATCTTGATCTGCTGGACAAAGGCCTGTGCGGTCGAACCGTTGTAGGACAAAATACAGATGGTGATATTCGGATCACGGAGGATCTCTTGGATCGTGCCGGCAAAGGTGATGATGGTGGACTTGTAATGTCCGCGGGACCAGAGGTCGAGCCAACCGTCCGATGAGGCCTCGACCTCCCGGCAACGATCATAACACCAATCATTGACCATGTCGGAGCGTCCGATGATCGCGACCAGCAGGAAGTAGCGGTCGTTTCGGCACATCCAGCGCAGCGTGTCTTCGTCGCCAATCTTCGTGATCTGGTCGTAGAAGGCCAGCGCAGCGGGAAGCGGTAGCGCGTGAATGGCTTCCTTGTGCAGGGTCAAGGCGTGGGGTGTTGTCTCTGTCATGGGTTACCTCGCTGCTTGGTGACGGAGTGAGCGGAGCTCGTCTATTTTTGCCTGAGTCAGGCGGTCAAGCTGTTCGATTGCCTTTGGGTCGCTTGTCTCGCTCATTTGACGGAGCAACGCGGTAACTTCATCGTTGACGCGCTCGTATGCTGTGGGTTCGTGCTTCACTTGACCTCCTCCCAATGGGACTCGGTGATCACGTAGCCGCAAACAATGCACTCGTGGACGTAATTATCAAAGCCCAGGATGGGGCCCTGTTCGACCTTCACGTCATAGTTGACGGCGCCGCACGCCGGACACTTGATGTTTTGTTTGGAGGTCTTGACTTCGTCGTCATCCTCTTCCTGCTCGCGCTCGGGGGATAGGAAGATGCTTCCAACAATCACCAGGGCGAAGATGAGAAAGCAAGCGATGATGACAATGAGTAAGATTATTTTGATAAATTCGGGAAGTGTTTCGTGCATAGGTATCCTTTCTGGCCTGACGAACCGTCAGGGCGTGGTGGTTGTTAAAACCGCTTGCTGCTCTTCTTGAAGCGC